GCCGGCCCCACCCAGATACTACTGAGGGTGGGTATTTACAATTTGAGAGAAATTTTACATCCTCCCTTCGGTTCACAAACACGTTGTTCACCAGGCCAAACGCCTCCTTTGGTATTCCACTTACTTCGAAAACAACTATGGCGGAATAGCTGCCCTAATGCAAGTGACTGTATACATACTCTGCTCACGTGAGCGAGGAATCTCCCGAACAGAGAGTGGTTTACCACTATATGCAATTAATACAACTAGATCGCAACTCTAGAGGTCCACATTAAATACGCGTGGAACGTTGGTTATTTTATCGAAACAAGGGTTACCAGCCAATAACTTGCTTCTGTTAGATTGATGTTTTCTTCCATGACCTCACTCTAACGTATGTTGAGTCACGGGTTTAATAGTTGCCATGAATGGTGGCAGTGCTTGAGAGAATGTCAGTAACACCTTCTGGTGCTTAGACTTGGTTGTGTTAATATGTCGGAAGAAGCGCAGGAATCTGCATAATGAAGATATCCACGGGGGGAGTTCCGTTTAGGTAAGGACTGGTGCTCTGTGTGATAGTGGTCTGAACTGCACTACTTAAAACGTTGAAGAACAAGATGTAACTTAAACCATTACCACCAGATGAAACCGGTGTGTAAAAGGCGGAAGTATCTATGCCCCCAACCGTTTGTAGAGAACCATTGGTGATAGAGAAGGCTTGGGAGAACGATATCGCGGTCGCTGTTGAATAATACAATATCATACAAAAGGTCCCTTGAATACCTATCGGCAGGGTAATTGTTCCCCCGGAAACAGAAACACCGAGTTGACTACTTGTGGACAATGAGTCTGCATACGTAGTGAGTGTTCCATTTCCAAACGCTGTTGTATCAGAAGCCAAAGAAGAACGATAGTGAGCATACCTGCCAAATAGATTAAGACCACCCGTAATGGTTGGCTTCCTTAATTCTACTTCGTAGGTGCACCAAAGTTCACCACAAACTACATTTGTTCCCTGGAAACCCGCGGTCGCAACGGACATGACACCAAGATCATATGTCTTGATATCCTGTCCAGCAGGTACATTGTTGGCACGAATGTACTGGACCTTGTACGGGTTCTCCTTCGGATCACATTCGATTGGGTGACAGAAGGACTCACTTGGCTTGGCATCAGTGGAGTACGACTCATTGAGCATCTGCTGTTTGCTCGTGAACTGAGGTTCCGCACCGTTGTACTGTGTAGCCATCATGACAGTTCCCAACGTTGTGTTGGTACTGCTTGCTATTGCGTCAGCACTGGTGCTTTTAAACTCAAATATGAGACCACGGATCGTGTACTCTTGAAACTGCTGGGCTATTGTGGATAGGAACGGAAATGTGGTCGAAAGACCTGGGTTGAGATAGTATGAAGCAGCGGAGAATGTATTCGCAGTACCTGAAGAGACAATGTCAGTCAGATACTCCCGGTGACGAATAATCACCGAGGTATTATTCGAATGCATGGGCAATGGGGTGGATCCTTTAGCTAACGTGTTCTTAGAAACTGCGTAGGCACCAGACCCCAACCACTTGCTTAGACTGGCTCCTAAACCAGTGCCAAAACTAGCACCTGTTGTTGGATGACCAACCAAGCTTCCCAATGCTCCTCCTCCTAGACCTCCGAGGGCTCTAAGAGCACCCCCGAGAACTGTCATCTCCTTCTCAACACGCTTTGTGGGCTGGGGCTTCTTCCCCTTCTTATTACCTGAAACAGTCCTTTTCTTTGCTTGCATCTTCGTTTTAACCATTTCGTAATTAATACTACAACTACCGGTAAAATAAGTACTAGTAGGTTTATAATGTTGGATTGTGTTGTTTTGTAGTGGATCCACAGACAACAAACTGTGGACTGTACATCGTTAGATCATTTAAAGCTCCGTGCAGTCTCTCGGCTTTCTTGTTAGCACGGAAATATTAAGGTTGAACCACCGTTTTGGGCTACTGCAATTCTAACGACCCACTTGCTAAATACTCAGGTTGATACCAATCATACGAACCCAAGATCATATCTGGAGGTTCCAGTACCAGAGCCTCATCGAGATTTGGTGTCCAATTGGACAACAAGTACTCGTACTCTATCTGGACCTCGACTGGGACCCCAAACGCTAAAAAATACGAGTGTCTAGCTTCATCACTTATTTTCAGGGGTAATACACTGTCAACACAGAGGCCTCTACTCTGTAATTCTTGCTGCATTAAACCATAACGGTGCTCCGTTGCATCGAAGACCATCTTCCCCTTTTTACGTTTGAGTAGTGTGACTATCCTAAAAGCAAACTCCTGGATGATGGGAGTGCCCCTATTCAAAACAAACTCACACATTGCCCGAGACCACAACATATCTGACCGAGTGCATGCATTACGCAACTTTGTTCCGACACAAAGTCTTGTTATTATGCGCCCAGGTGCTCTAACAAACTTATATCCCTCTACAGTCAAAACGGGCCGACATTGACACCAGAATATTTCTTCTGGCACCTGGTCCCGTCTCACGGGTTCGAAAACAAATTTGTGTCCACATTCTGTAAAGATACTTTCTAGACTAGCGCAGGCTAATAACATATCCTCAGATTCGACGATCACTAAAGCGTCATCGCCATCAACGAGCATATCATACTTCTTGAAACGTCGTAGTGCTATTGTTATCATGATCTGCATGAGTATGCAATTGCCTAATCCAGTATTTGGATGACCGGATAGCCTTTTTCCATGAACACGATACTTGAAAAGTCCACCATCACCTTTGCAGGTGAGCTGCCAGTTTAAAAGCTGAGCAAGCCATGGATCTTTGAAAACCGAGTTGTACAGCCGGTGTTCCGCATTCTTCAATAACTCATACGTACAACGAGCATCGAACCTACTACCGTCTCCGGAGATTACTACTGGTCCCTTAAATCTTGCCATCTTATCAAATAGCAGATCACAACGGTCTTTTAGGGACAGTCCTTTCCCAACCATTCTACTGGTGGGGCCATTAACTGAACATGGAACAGCATTGTACCATGCTTTTTCAAACGGCTTTATATATCTCATCACCTCAATATTGAAGCGTGGGGTATCAACCCCAAAAGCCTTATGCCCAGCCGACTGTATGGCCCTCATGTCCGCTGATTTATAAACCTCTGCTGATTGTAGTAATTCCATTGCACTATCATAATCTTTATACAGGTCGCTTGGATCTTTCTTACCAAAAGTAACCAAATTGGAGTCCCTCCTTGTGAGCGGGAACTCCACTAAAGACACTGCCCCTCTTTGGTAGCGAGCAAATTTTCTTCCTTTCATTGTTAGGACAACTTCATCTATGGTGTATGGAGTAACACAACCCATACTTATAGCGAAGTCATCTGCAACTTCATGTAGCGTCTCCTTGCTGATTCTACAAACCGAAGGCAAAAATACCCTCGTCACCATAGAGCGGACCCTGTTGTGCACACAGTCTCTATGGATAAACATACGGGCTTTGACCGGGAGTGGTACCGGCATGTAGTACATACCATTCCTCGGTTTTTGCTCACACCTGTCCTCGTAGTGATCCAGACGTTTCATTTCCAGCTTGCATCCAGCGGCGATGTTATACATCTCGTCATCGACCCCAACAAAGGGACCGTTGCTCGGCATATAACCGTCGCGAACTAACTGATTTATTTCGTATGGTACACAAACGTCACTACGAGTAACAGGTGTGGCTCAGGCCTTAGGGATTTTAATGGGGAACCCTAGGAAATCCATAAATGCATCAACAAAGCATCTAAGTCCTAGGCGATCCACCACCCGTCTGTAAGGCACTATTCCATCCTTAACAAACGCATTCTGATCCCATAACTCTCGAGCATGAGCGCGAGTTATTGTGGCCACGAGTTGACGCTCTTCATCACTGAGCATCATTAACTCACGAGCAACTAATGAACATTGCTCGAGCACCAGTTCCTCAGACCAAACTTTGAAGCTAGTTCTGGCATAGCGACAAAGATTAGCCATCAGGGTTTTCATTCCCCCGCTAGATCTAGGAACCATGTAAGATATAGTCTTACCGTATGCTAGAAGGTCTCGATCAACAACACCGCTGACCCTTTTCGCACGACGTTTGACTTTACCATACACTGGTACTCCATCGACAACTACTGCAGACTCCCACTTACTTACATCAGCAAGCGAAATCTTATCTTCATCATCGGAAACGGATGAAGAACTTTCTGTCGTTCCTTCGTCAATGCTAGATGTTTCATCCCGTTGGTCTGACCCTATACCCCCGGGCGGGACCTGCATCGGTGGATAAATCCTCCGTGACAGGTCATCAATTACATTACGAGCACTCCAATGGTTGTGAACTTGCGATTGGATAACCTCAAGTACTGCCTTTGGTTGCTCAACATCCATCTCAGAAGACAACGGCAAAACCTCTTCCTCTCCACTAGTGATGTGTAGAACAGCGTCGGAGCTTTCTTCACCATCACTAGAACCATCCCTCAACCGTAGGGCATCGGTGAAGGCTATTCGCAAGTCTATATTGTCTCTACGACCCAATCTCGACAAATAATTAAGATATAAATTGTGTTCGTAAGAAGTCATCGGAAACTGATAGAACAGTTGGTTAACTCGTTTAGAACGTGGCATACTTAATCTCTCGTGGGTAGGTTGTATCGATGTGGTGTTTGCTAGATTTTATAGTGTCTTACCACTCCGTACAACCTCCAGTACGGTCGGTCTCCAGTTAAAGACTGAATAGTCTACCCTACCAAAGTGCAATATCGTTTGCAAGGGTTTTACGGATAAGGCGATATG